ATTCCACGTAGGTGGCGTAGGACGTGGCGTTCTCGATGCCACCGGATACCTTGTCGCCGGAGACGGAGAGCTGCGTCAGCTTCGTGGAGCGCACCAGTCTTGTCGTATCTTCCGGGGTGCGCGCGTCAGCTTCGGCCTTTAGGACTTGCGACGCCTTCGCCACGGCCGGCCCGAGGGCCTTCAGCAACGATTTGTCGGCGTCTTTCAGCATGTGTTTAGGTCAGCAGCTTCACCTTGCATTCCAGGTTGTCCACGACGCCCGCCCACTTGTGCGGGACGGCCGACTCGACGAGCCAGTCTTTCCCGCCGTGGCGGACGACGCTTCCGACCTGGACCGAGGACGAGCCGCGGAAGCACGCCGTGGCGGTCGTGACCTCCGTCTCCCTCCCCAGTTGCCCGTCGGCCAGCTTGGCCGAATACGACCACCACGCGCAGGGCTGGTTCGCCGCGACGAGGGACAACGCCACGACCTGTTCCGCCCCGGATTCCGAGACGGTCTGCGCGTACACGTCGGCCAGTTCGTCGAAGAAGACCATATTATGCGACGGCGGGTTGGTATTTGCGGACGATGGACTCGGCGGCCATGACGGCCGGATCGGCGTCTTTTCCGTAAGTGACGGAGCGCGGCCCCAGCGTTTGGGAAACCACGTCCCGCCCGGCTTCGCGCGTCAAGGCCTTTGCGGCCAGCTCCACGACGGCGTTCTTGAGGTCGGCCGGACAGGCGGCCCCGCCCGTGAGCGTGACCGTGAAGTACGGCGAGTACGAGAACGTGACGGGCAGGGAAGGCATGGTGACCTCTTCCCCGTCCAGCCAGTAGTCGGTGCCAAGGACGCCCGTATAGGCGGCGCCATCGACTTTCGTTACCGCCGTGGCGAACTTCGTAGGCAGGACGAACTTGTCGCCGAACCGGGAAGCGTGCCGGATCTTGGCGTCGTAGCCCGTCCCGAAGTCAGAAGCCAAGACAGGCCCGACGATCCCCCGCGCCCATGCGGAAACCGCGTCCAGGGCCGCTTGTACCTGCGCGTCGGAGACGGAGGCCAAGGCGGGCTGGGCGGTGCGGAATTCCGCGAGGGTGGCGAGGGATTGCATCGGTCGGTCTTACTTTTTCTGACGCTTGGGCTTTTCCGGAGTTGAGACGGTGGCGACGGCTTGCGCCGTTTCTCCCGCCTCGCGGAACCGATTGATGTTCAGATACCGAGCATAGCCCGGATGGGCCATGTGCGGCTCGGCGAACTCTACCGTTACCGTTTCCCCTTCGCGCACCTTCGTCTTTTCCGTAGCTCCTGGGAGCATGATGAGGGTTTCTCCTTTTCCGGCGTATCGGAAGGTGCGCTTCATGGGGAAGTCGGTTAGACGGTGGCGTTGATCGCGAGGGCGCCCGTGGCGCCTTCACCGACGAGGGACGTGGCGATGGCCAGGCCCATGTCGTAGGAACCGAGGATCTGCCAGCCCTTGCCCGGGATGCGGTAGACTTCCAGGACGTAATCGGAGCCGAAGCCGTACTGGACGGCCTTGGAGTTGACGAACATGAATCCGCCCTTCGTGTTGGACGCCGGGGTGGCGGACTGCTTGCCGTCGGCTTCCGTGAGGCCGAACACTTCGGACGTGTAGACGTTGCAACCGAGGATCTTCGTCAGCGCGCGGACGCCTTCGTTGACCGTGGACATGTTGCCGTTCTTGGCGGCGTCCGCGAAGTCGGCGATGCCGAGGGACTTGAGGTACGTCTGCGTGTTCATGATCAGCGCAACGTCGGCCGGGTTGGCGGCGTAGGCGCCAAGCTTGCCCATGACCGTGGCGTAGTCGTCGAACGCCAAGGCGCCCACGTCCGTAGCGGCGGACAGGAACGACTTGCGGAGACCGTCGGCGCCCAGGTAATAGGACGTGTCAGCCGGATCGGCGTCATCGGAGTTGACGTTGCCGGTAGCGGCGTTCGTCGTGTCGCCGTTGATGATGAGGCCTTCGATGGTGCGGGCGGCGGACTTCGCCAGCTTGGCCTGGATGAGCGCCAAGAGGTCGATGACCGAGTAGCGAACGTCCATGTCGGAGACATCGACGGAAGCCTGGTACGTCTTCTGCGTCAGCGTGACGAGGGCCGTCGGGACGCGCTTCGTGCCCTGGGCGATGGCGCCGGCGCCGGTCGTCCATTCGGAAGCCAGGTCGTGGAATCCGACCTCACCGACGACGGGGCGCTTTTCGATCTTCTGCAAACCGCGGCCGTGGAAACCGGCCTGGAAAGCCTGGACGACCGGGGAGTACGTCGGGGCCATGTCCAGGAAGTCGGACATGAGGACGGACGCCGGGACGAGTTCGGCTCCGTAGCCGGTGTTCGTCGAGTGCATCACTTCGTTGGCGCGGGTCGTGAGCAGGGCCTTGCGTTCCAGGGCCTTGGAAAGGTCGGCGCGGTGATCGGCGGCGCCTTCGGACTTGTACTGGCCGGCGAGAAGCTCGGCCATGAGGCGGGTCGCGTCGGCGGCGGACCGGATGGTACCGACGTGGACGGCGCCCGGCTTGAGAGCGGGATTCATGTTTCTTTATGCGTGAACGCTCCGGGCGATTTCGGCCAGCGACGGCATCCTGTAGGAAGCCGACGGGCCATTGTTGACGGGCGTGCCGGAGCTAAAGCCGCGCGTCAGCATCTTGTTCATCCGTTCCTCGGCCTCGGTCTTGGCGGCGCGGACGCCGTTCAGTTCCGTTTCGAGGGCGGAAATTTTGGACTGGTGGGCCTTGCTGGCTTCCTGTTCGGAGGCGAGCGCGGCGCGCGCGGCTTCCAACTCTTTGGAGAGCTGGGACGCTTTGGTTTCGGCCTCGGTCACCTTGGCTTCCGCTTCGGCCTTGGCGGCTTCCGCTGCTTCGATGGCGGGGTCTTTCGCCTCTTCCTGGTGTTCCACAGGTTGGGCGGCGTCCGGCACAATGGCGGCGGGCGTCTCGTCGGGTTTCACGACTTCCTCCTTGGCCTTTCCGTCCGCGTCCGCTTGCGCGGCCGCCGGGGTTTCACCGGCATTTTCAGCGGGCTGGACAGGTTCGGCAACGGGTTTGACCTCCGGGACGACCTCGGCCGCCACGGGGGCGACAGGGGCATCTTGCGTATCTTCGGCGCGGCAGGCGCGCAGCTCGTCACCGATCTCCTGCATGGAGCGGGCGACGGAAAAGAGGGTGTTTGGGTTGGCGGGGACGGAGACGACGGAGATCTCCTTCATCTCGATTTTCGTAAGGACCAGCACCTCGCGGTCAGCGACGGCGCGGAACTCCCACGAGACGGGCATGAAGCCGACGGAGAAACCGCGCAGTACGCGGTTCTTGACGGCGGAGAACACCCCGTCCACGTCCTCGGTGATTTCGGCGCGTACAAACAGGCCGCCCTGGTCGATGGAGTATTCCACCACCTGGCCGATAGGCTTGTCGTGCTTGTGTTGGAGCAGCACCACCGGGTTCTTGGCCAGGTAGTCGCGCATCGAATCGGCGTAGGCCGAAGGCTCGATGATGGACTCATAGCTGTCGATGTCCGGCGTGGAAGCCAGGCCCTCGACGGTGATCTTTCCTTCCGCCGAACCGTCCACGGCGCGGAAAGCGACCTGGAAGTTGCGGACCTTGGAAAGGGCTTGTTCGAGCTTCTGCTTGTTCATGATGGGAAAATTAGGCTTGCGGTTGGGAAGGTTCTGCCGGGTCGTTGAGCGATTCGTCCGGTTCGTGCCCGACGTAATCGCGGGCCTCGTTTGTCGTGATGATGCCGCCCGACTTGAGCTTGACGGCGATGTCGGCCCATTGCATTGCCTGGCTGATATGGTCGTCGATGATGTCGGCGGTGCAACCGTAGGGAGAGAGCAACGTATTTAAAACCTGCTCGAACCGTTCCTCCATCGGGCGGACGGTGTTCTCGATGAAAATTTGGTACTGCTGCGCCCCGTTGGCGTAGTTGACTCCCTCCGTGTAGTTGAGGATGGACTTCGGGACGCCCATCGCGGCGCACACTTTCTCCGTGGAGAACTGGCGCATCCCCACCCACTTGCCGTCCTTGTCGGTCGCCGTGAGCGTGATGATCGAGTCGATGGCGTTGGACAGGGTGCCGACCTTGCCCTGGTTCTTGGCGCCTCCGTACTTGGCTTCCATCTGCTCGCGCAGCTTGTCGGCCTGTTCCTGCGTAGCACCGGCCACCAGCTTGACAAGGTGGGCGGGGACGGCGTTGTTGTCGAAAAAGACGAAGTTCGCCATTGCCGCGCGGTCGTCCCCGAATGCGTCGTACACCACGCGGGCGACCGGGGAAATGCCCCAGGCTGGGTTTTTCCTGTCCTTGGCGGGCTTGACGTGGATAACGTCCTCGGCGGGGTAGGTGAACTGCCGCCCCTGGCGCATCTGATCGGCGTACACGTAGCGCGTCGGCAGGGACGTGGCGCTGTCGGTGTAGATCGTGACGTGGCACGGGTCCAGCAACTCCACTCCCACCGGGTTGCCCTCGGCGTTGCGGAGGATGGCCCAGAAGACGTTGCCGCCCACCTTCACGTCCACCACGGCGTCGCCCTTCACGGACAGGAACGACTTGACCAGCGCGTCCGTCTCGGGGGATTTGAATTCCCGCTCGCCCTTCATCACCAGAACGCCGGACTTCGCCACGGTGTCGCCCAGTACCTCGGTCGCGCGGGAAACGTCGCCGTTTCGCTCCCAAACGTCAAACCAGGTGCGCATCGAGCGGACGGCCAAAGGTTGGTCGCCCGCTTGGGAGTTCTGCCGGAGTATCGGCGTGGCCGTCGCCGCACGGAACGCGGCCTTGCGAGGTTTTGGCATCGAGTTCCTTTGAGGTCACATTATCCCGCGAGTCGCGCAAGTCAAGCGTTAAGCGAAAACCGGGACGAAAGCCGGGCGGGCCACGGCGTCGAAGACGGTATCGGCCAGGTCGTCGTGCGTCACGTTCGGGAACGCCAGTAGTTGCTCGACCGTCGCATGGGAGGCCGGGCAGTCGGGGCTGAAGTACACGTTGCCGTTTTGGAATTCCGCTTGCACCTCCTTGGCGCGGGTCACCTTGTCCTTGTGGCGCTTAACCTCCGTCACGGCGATGCCACGTTCGCGCAAGAGTCGGGCCAGCGTCGCCATATAGCCCACGGATTCGATCTTGACCACGTTGGCGCGGTAGCGGCGGTACAGCCCTTCGATGACGGCAAGCGCGTTGTTGTCGTCCTTGGCGGGGCCCTTGAGTTCCTCGCCCCAGAGCATGACCCTTTGGACGCCGCGATGGCCCCAGCACGTGATGGCGAAGGCGTCGGAGAGTGTCTTGGTGCTGTTGGCCGGGTCACAGATGATCTCTACGCGGTCCCAGGATGACGCACCAGCGACGCATTCGCTGCCGATGGCCCAATGCATCCACTCGCGCCGGAAGATCGCTTCCCCGCCCTCGTAGGGCACCAGCTCGTAGTTTTGAGCGTAGGCCGTCGGCCCCTGCTGTTCGAGCTTCTTTTGCAAGCTGATGGGGGACTTGTGCCCCTTGGCCTTTGCTTCGTCCGCTTCCGCGTCGGTGGCGAAGATGCGGGCGGGCCAAGCGATGACGCCTTTCTCGACGGCGGGTTGCCAAAAGCACGCCCAATCATTCCGGCGGCCCATTTCGCGGTAGATGCGTTGCGATACCCCGTCGCCCTTGATGACGTTCCCGAGTACCACATAACGCGCGGACGCCCCTTCCGCGCCCATGATTTCCCCCTTGACCCGGTTATACCCGGCGTCGATGAGTTCCACGGTGTTGACGGAGCTGATCGTGTCGATGTCGTCCAGGACGATGAGATCCGGGCGGCGGGAGATACCTTCCTTGTCAATGTAGTTGACGCCGCGCACGCCCGTGCCTAGCCCCAATGCGCGCACCTTCACGCCGTTGGTGGTGATGAACTCGGCCATGGTCTTGCGCTCCTTGATGTCCAAGGCGGCCTCCTGCTTCCCGTTGTAGAGTTCCCCGAAGTCGCCCTTAAGGTTCTGGTTGGCTTGTAGTTGTACGGTGATGTCATACAGGCGTTCCTGCGCCTTGGCCTGGTCTTGGCATACCCACAGTATGTACCCAACTTCCTTGAAGGCGATGGCACGTATCACGTCGGCCACGGCCCACACGGTCTTGCCCAGGTCGCGGGCGCCGATGACGCACACTGACTTGCGGGCGTTGAACGCCTTGGCCCACTCCCAATGAAACGGGGCGGGCGGCACGCAAAAAACCCCAGGGAGGTAGTTGACCCCGAAGGCGTAGAGGGAACGCTTGACCAGCTCCGGCCGGACGGCGGGATCTTCGAGCGCGGCTTGGATGGTCCGAAGGTCCATTAGTCGGGGTCTAACATATCCGCAATTTCTTCTCCGATGCTTTCAAAGTTTGAAGCCACGCTGTCCGGCTCTTTGCCCTGGACGGCGCTTGATAGGTCGGAGATGGCGGAAAACGGAAGTTTCGCGGCTTGTCCGATGAATCCGAAGATTGACATTATCCGGGAAGGTTAGCGATGGCCCCTTGGAGCAGGGCGATTTGGTCGGGCGTCAGCGCCTTGGCCGCGCCGTGTTCGTCGGTGGCCTCGCCTCGGAGCAGCATGTACCGGGCGGCGGACTCCTTGGCGATGCTGGACAGGTCGCGGGCCTCCACCATGGCGACGGGGCGTTTCAGTTCGCGGAGGATGTGGCCCTGGGCGAGCTGCACGATCTCCACGTCGGCGTCGGTGATCGCCAAGATTCGTTCGTCCTTAGCTCCCGATTGTCTCACTTCCTCCTTTACCCGATTGACGGACGAGGGGGAAACCCCTGCCGCCTTCGCCAGTTCCCTTTCCGTAGCTCTAGGCTTGGCGAGCATGGCCTTGGCGACCTTCTCGATGGTCTTGCGGCGGTCGGAACGCTGGCGCTTGGGCTTGATGGGTTCGGATGGCATGGTGCTGGCTTACTGGCTGATTATACTCCGACCTCGACCGAAACGCCACCCCGCTTGACGGTCACGGTGACGGACTTGATGGAATCCTCGGCTCCCTTTTTCTTGGCGTCGGCGAGCAACTGGGCGACGCAATCCCCCGCGACGGCGGAGTGTCTGGCGAATTCCTCCAGGCTGGCGGCGTCCGGGCAAAGGACGTGGACGTTATCGGGGGTGAGCATACGTCGGGATTATACTTGCGCCTCGAAGGAACGGAAATACGCCTTGGCGAGCCTAACGCCCCTGGCTGTGAGGTAGAACGCGGTCTTGCCGTTCTCGTTGATACGGCCGCAAAGCCCGGCGCGTGCCATTTCACGGAGACGGACGGGCATGGTGGTCTGTCCCATGTTCTTGAGCGGTGACGAAAGGTACCAGGGGAAAGCGGGGTTGCACTTGGTGGCCTTCCGGCGAAGCAGCAGCGCGGCGATCTTGGCGTACTGGTTCATGGGTGGGGCGGTTAGATTTTGACGCGCCAGGCGTTCGCCACGTCGATGACGGCCAAGGTTCCGAAAATGGCGGCGGCCGAGGCGGCTGCCCATCCCTCGAATCCCTGCGGGACGTACCCGGCGGAGAGCGTCACGGCGACGGAAGCGGAAAACGCGCAGGCGGCTCCTTTGAAAACGGCGTGCTGTTCGCGCAAGCCCTTCAAGGCGATGCGGGCACCGAGGCGGGCGATGTTGGCCGAATCGACGGAAGCCTGGGCGGCAACGTCCATTTTCTCGCGGTTGTTCATGGGCTGGTGGGTAAGGGCTGGGTAATTTCCCAGCGTGGGCAATCGATCCGGCAAGACGGAGGTGGCCCTCCAGTTCTCGCCCAGGTATCTAACCCGCTGGCGAGAATCGATTGCCCGCGCCGGGAGGCGTCCCGAGAGACGCCAGGCGGGCTACTTCTCGACCTTCTCAATGGCGAAGCCTTCCGCGATGCGGACGATGGAGCGCCACACAAGGACAGGGGCGAACAATCCGAACGTCACGGCGGTCAGCGCGCCCCACAAAAGGAACTCCAGCGCGAAGGCGATGCCGCCGGTCTTCATCTTGAACTGGTACATGGGAAGAAAGATAATGGTTTGAAACTTTATTTAGGCCTTGCGGTACAGGGTGACAAGCTCGGAACCTACGTGGACGAACCGCCAATCCAGCCACGACAGGACGCGCTTGGACGGGCCGGACGGGAAATCCTTTGCCTTGCCATTCTTCAACGCCTTGCAGGCTTTGCGGAACAGGCTTTTTCCATGCTGGACGCTGGCGCAACGTTCCTCGGCGCGTTCCTGGGCGTGTTTCGTGAAGGTGATCATTCGCGGGTTTGGTAGGGTTGGGCTACGACGGTCTGCGAAGCGCGGCACGAATAACACACGTCTCCTGGCCCAATCACGTAGGCGTGCTTCCTCTCGAAGCAGCGCGTACAAGTGATGAGGTGCGGCCCTTTACGGACTACCCGCCGCAGATAGGGCAAGGCGGTATTTTCGACGGACGTATTCATGGGTGAGCTTTTGGGAACCTGTTGCTTTGGTGCCGACCGCGTAGATCGCGGCGGCCTCGGGGGAACCTTTCTTGACGGTCAAACGGACGGTCACCTGGTCTTTGGACGGGTCGGCATGGTCGAAAATAACGTAGGCCAACTTGACGAACCTTCCGGCCATGAGCGCCTCGGTTGCGCGGCCCAGCTTCCATTTCGGAAGCGTACCCCACAGGTGCTTTGCGGCGTCGGACGGCTTCTTGAAGAAGCGGTGCCCCTTGCTGGCGTGCGGGTACTTGCGGGTGATGGCGCGGCGCTTCATGGGTGTGGGTTGCGTGAATGATACCGTGATACTGCTTTTTTGCAAATCGGAATACTACAATCCTGCGAATGCGGCGGGGAAGGTGCGGCGTGCCCAGGTCTTGGCGCGTTGGCGGACGCAGGACTGCGCCAAGCGTTCCACGTCGCCCTGTTCCCCGTCAGCGACGGGAAGGTGCATCGTCTCGCCCGTGGGGAACGGAAAGGAAAAGTGGGCGGCGCCGTTCTGGACGACGCGGCGCATGGGCCAGATCGGGACGACCTTTTTGCGTTGCATGGTTATTCGGAAAAGGTTTGGAAAGCCACGACGAGGCCGACGATGATGAGCCAAGAGCAAAACCAGGCTACGGCGGCGGATACGATGAGCGCTCCGGCGGTCAGCCCTACAATCCACGTCACGAACAATACTGGTACGGCGACGCCGGAAATCCATGCCAACAGTCGGAACGCGACGAGCAGGACGGCGGCGACGGAAAAAAAGATTGCTTTCATGGCGCGGCGCTTAGCGTTCGTTCCCGGTAATAACCGTGAGGTTGTCAGTTCGGAGGCAGCGGCCCGCCTTGTATTCTATGGACACTCCCGGCGGCAACATGCGGTGCGACGGGTCGGAGTCGGCGGCGACGCCGTAGTATTCCGCGATTTCGTTGCAGGCGATTTGCGCCTGGCGCTGCGAGTAGCCCTGGGCGGCGCTGATGGTGAGGAAGATTGCGGCCACGAAAACGATGAGCGGGGCGAACACTTCCGCGACGGACTGGCCGATGCCGGGCGCCGGGTATTCCATGCGGTCGAGCATCAAGCGTTGATTCGGGGTCATGGGTGGGGTGGCTAAAAGGTGGGGTTGACGATTTCGGAGACGGTCTCGGCGACGATCCGGCGGGCGTGACTGATCGCTCCGTCCAGGTCTCCGGCCCTTTCCGCCGCGCGTTGTGCGGGCGACGACGGGAAGCGGTGGCCGGAGAGCGAGACGTAGGAATATGACTTGACGGCGGCTTTGACCTCGCCGGGGGTCGGCTCCCGGTAGGTGCCGTCCGGGCATTTCACCCGGAAGCAGTTGACGGCGGCGGCGTAGCTAGTCATGTGCGGGCTGGTTACGTTCGGATTTCTCTTGGGCGGCGTCCACCTCGGCGTCGTGCCTCGCGGCTTCCGAGCGGTCGGCGTCCTTCTCGGCGTCGGCAACGTTGGCGGCGGCGTCGAATTCCAATGCCATGCGCAAGAGATTCTTGGCAATCGGGCCGGAATCTGTGCGGCTGATAACCGGGTACATTTCCGAAACGGTACGCAGGATTTCCGCGACGTGGCGAAGATCGGAAGCGTTCAACGCAAGCGTGAACTCTGCGGGATAGCGGATGACGGTACAAGTGGAAACTTTGCTTCCCAAATCGGTGACGACGGGCTGGATGGTGGGGTTCATGGTCTTGCTGGTTTGTCCGGGATGCCCCGGCTGCAAAATCATTGTATTCCTTTTTTGCAAAAAGCAATACTATTTAGTTACGGAAGTTCGCTTCTATTTCTTCCGGCGTGGCGGCGCGAATCTCGTCGCTGTAAATCCATTCCCCGGCGACGCGGTACTTGATCGTCCTAAGCTTTCCTTCCTTGACCAGCCGGATTGCGTCAATCGTCCCGAACGTCTTGGTGTTTTGCTGGGCAAATTCCATCACGTGAACTCGGTCTCCGACGCGCAGGTTAACCTTTTGGTTAGGGACGGGTTCGCAATCCTTGATGTTCCAGCTGACGACTTCCGCTCCGGGATAGTCGATTTCGTGGACATGTACCCATTCCGGGTGCATCACGTCGTGGCGTATCACTTCCGCGACGACTTCCGGGCGGTTAATTTTGCGGATCTTCTGCCTCGTCAAGGCCGGGATAAATTCTTTCGGTTGCATGGTTTTTCGGTTAGCGCACGTCCATATCTTCCCAAATCCGCACCCCGGAGATCTCGCGCGCGCCGGCGTTCACGGCGGCCCGGATGGCCTTCTCGTCGGCGCACAGGTATTCGCGGGGAAGCTTGGCGGCGTCGGTCACCTCGAACTTGGCGACCTTCCGCACGCCCTTGGGGGCCTGGACCTTGGCGCGGGCGGCGGCTTCGCTGGCGGCGCGTTCGGCTTCCTTGGCCAATTGCTCCTGCTGGGCCTTCCGGGCGGCGTCCTGCTTGTCTTGCTCCAACTTGCGGGCTTCCGCCTCTTGGCGGGCCTTTTCCTGGGCGATGGCGGCGGCTTCCTCGCCCTGCTTCTTGGCGATTTTGGCAAGCTCCTTGCGTTCGGCGTCCAGGCGCTTGGCCTCGGCGGCCTGTTCGCGGGCCTGGGCGATGGCGGTTTTGCGGGCTTCGGCGGCGGCCAGCACTCCCAGGTCGTCGAAGTCCAGGCCGGCCACCACGGCGTCCACGGCGGCCTCGTCCTGCGCGGCGCTGATGGCGCGCTGGGCGTTCGCCACGGCCAGCTCGCGGGCCTTGCGCTTGCGTTCCAGTTCCGCGTTGTAGTCCATGATCTTGCCCTTGACCTTCTCCTTGGCGGTCTCGACCGGGGCGACCAGCTGCTTGGCCAGCTCGTCGATCTCGCGGCCCTTTTCCAGGTAGGGTGCTTTGGCGGCCGCCCGCTGCTGCTCGATGTAGGAAGCGAGCATCTGCGCGTTCTTCAAAAGCTCTTGGGCCTCCGGCAGCGTCGGGGCGGTGACGGCCAGGGCGTCAACCTTGGCGAGTAGGGTATCCGCCTTGGCGCGGATGGCTTGCAGGGACTCGGCGGCGAAAATTTGGAGGTCGGCCATAGGGTAAGGGTTAGGGCTACGGCGTGCCTATCATATTCCTTTTTACGGAAAAGCAATACTATTTTGCAACCTTCGGCCACACGTTGAACTTCCGCATGGCGTCAACTGCCGAATGGCACTTAAGCGAACAGGCAAGCGCGATGCCATTTGGATTCAACCGCTCTCCGCCGTGGACGCCCTTAGAAAAACGATGCGCAAAAACCCACGGATGCGGAATGGGTATGGAGCGCCCGCATATCTCGCAGTTATGGGCGCGCGTCATCCACACGAATTCAAAGACCGCCCGTTCCCCCGTCGCCTTGCGCGGGCCCGGCCGCCAAACCTTCTTTGGCTTCTTGGCAGGCAGGATGTCGCTTTTGAAGTAGGTTTTGTGCACGTTCCAGGTGTTTAGTCGCCTCCGCGATGGTGTTTCTTTCGTTCCCGTGGATGATCCCGTGGAAAATAAGAACCGCGCGGGATTTGTTAAAGTGCGGCATGGACGGCGTTCAAGAACTGGATCGCCTCGTCCGCCCCGTGGCAGAATCGGTGCAGAATGTCGGCTTGGGCGCACAGCCCGGCGAATTCCTCCTGCCCTTCACCGATGCGCGACCCGTTCAGCCCGCCTTTCGGCCCGCGCTCCCGCTTCATCTCGACGAAAGCCAGCTCCGCCCTGCCCCCTTTGGTCACGAATACCACCAGGTCGGGCAACCCGGCCCGGACACCGGCGCGCGCGCGGATGCCACGCACGGCGGGATTCTTGATGCGGACGGCCTGGTCCGTGTTCCAAAACGGCCACCCACGGAGGCGGCAGTATTGGACGACGGCGGCCTGGTGCTGGGATTCGGTGGGATTCATGGCTTACAGGCCAACGGCGCGCAGCGGTGCGCCTTCCGGGTACATTTCGCCACGGTACAGGTCTTTGGTGGCTTGGCGGGCTTCCTCTGCCTCCTGCGCCACCTTGCGCCACGGCTCTTGCGCCTTGGCAATCTCCCGGTCGCGTCGTGTCAAGAAGTCCCCGCGCTGGTGCCACGGCCTCCAGCCGCTGCCCTGCCGGGCGCCGCCGTGCCCTTCCCTGGCCCCGAGGTACTTCTTGGCGGTCTGCGGGGAACAGGCGTACTTTTTCAAGAACGCGCGGTAATCCATCGTCTCCCAGTCTTTGCAGACTTTCTCGCGGTTGCGAGCCAGCTTGTCGGGCAGGGAATTGCGGCGCTTGTTCTCGGGGATTCCTTTGTCGGGCATGGTGTGGAAAATTACCGCTTGTATGCGCTCAATATTTCTTCACTCGTGAAATCTTCGGCAAGACAATTATATTTCGTCCACACTACGTTTCCACAATGGACGCAGTAGAACTCTCGGCGCGACGCGGAATGTCCCTTTACGCTACCGTCCGCGTTGTAATGGAAGCAGCGCGGATAGTGCCAATATTTATCTGCTCTCGTTTCATGCCTACCAATCCAGCACATTGCCTTATGGAACAGAGTGGAAAGAGCGTGTGGCATGGTGGGGAAGCTTACTTGATTTCGCAGGCGTCCTTGGACGACGCGGAGCGGAGATCGTGGCACGCCTTGGCGGCCTCGAAGCGCAGTTCTGCGCGGCGGATTTCGTTCGTCATACGCACGAACGCCGGGCGGTACTGGGCCGGGAGGTCGTTGGCGGTGACCGGGGACGAACCGATCCACACGGCGCACGCGCCCAGGGCGAGGCCCAGCGCGAACGCGGCGGCGGCCTTCGTCCAGGCGGGCCAGCCTTCCGGCTCATCCGATTCCTCCGGCGTTTCCTCCGGGACGGGTTCTGGCTTCGGCGCGGCGGCACGGGCGGCGGCTTCTTCCAGCCCGATTTCCTCCGCCGCCAATCGGACCGATTCGTTCCAGGCGGCGGTCGCCTGTCCCTCGAACTGCGCAAGGCGCGGGTCGTTGGACTTGTAGATCGCGCGGGCGCGTTCGGTGACTTTCTCTTGGTCGGCCATGTTGGAAATGTGACGGATAAAGATACTCCCCTGCCCTGCCTTCTAGGGTTCAAACCCTGGCCAAACCCTGGAAACCCTAGGGTTTTGCGGGGGGTAGTGTTTCGGCGGTCGGGGAGGGGAGGCGGCAAAGAGCGACGTTGACGCCGTTGGCGATTTGGCATTTCCACCCGGCGTCCAGGGCGCATTGCGGGCCCGTGGCGACGACCGTTTGCGGCTTGGTCATCCAGGCGTGCGTCACGAATCCGGCGAAGATCGAGGCCGCCAGGACGAAGGTGACGAACAGGGCGTCCGTCCCACGGGCAAACCCGTAGCGGTAGGCGGCGCTGGCGGCCTGGGCGATGGGGTTTTTGCCGGTCATTAGGCTGCTGGTGACTGGGTAAGCAGGGACTCGTCCGCGTTGTTCATCTCGTCCTGCAAGAGCTTGAAGGCGTCGGTGGCTCCGTATTCGCTGGACAGGTTCATGGGCAGCGGGCAGAGCTGTGGCAGGAACGTGTGGGCGTACATCCCGACGATGCAGCGGCGGGCCATTTCCGCCCAAATCCGCACGGCTTCCGATTCAATCCCTGCCTCGAACTCGACGGGCAGGACGTGGGACAGGATGGCGGCGGCACCTCCTTTGCCCCTGTGGATCTCCACGAAGTCGCACCCGGTCAGCGGAACGTCGGAGTACCCGGCGTCGTCCAAAGCCTTGCGGGCGGGCTCGTAGTAGCAACCCGCCTGCATACGCTTCAGCCCGGACGGATCCCATTCCATCGACTTGGCCCAATCGCTGGGCCATACGCCGGACGTTTCCGGCGGCAGGGACAGGGCGGCGACGGTTTTCCAGTCAATGAGCCTGGCTTGGCTCCTGTCTTTCTTCACGGCCAAGCAGTCCATCACGGACGATACCGGCAGCGGGAGCAGGGCGGACGGGAGGCTGTCGTACTTCGTCTCGATGGCGACGATTTCCCAACCGCCGCCCGGATACGTGCCGATCATGTAGTCGCATACGGCCTTGAAGGCGTTGCGCGAGCATTGCACCACGTCTCCGCCGGACTTTTCCGGGCTTCCCGTCTTGCCCCAGTTGATCTTGGTGACGCGCTTGTCCTCGTCCTTGCCCGCCACGATGCGCTCGAACTTCGCCAGGGCCGTGACTTGCAACTTTTCCAGGTTCTCCGGGGAGTCCAGGCTGGTGACCTCGCCGCGCTTGAAGGCGTGCAGCAGGGTCTCGATGCCGTAGTGTACGGCCGTACCGACGACGGCGGAAGGGGACGTGTCGAAATCCCGGATGCCGTGGACGTACTCGCGGAACCACAGGGACGGGGATTCGTGGTACTTCTTGACGCTGGAAAAGGACAGGTGGCGCACGGGGAGGTCGGCCACGGCGGCGACGACCTCCTGGGGGATCTTGGTGAGCATGGGCAAGGGGTTAACGGAAAATTACGAGCATGGACGGGAACGGTGCAGGATCTTTACCATCGTCAAACTTCAATCGACCGCGAAGGAAACGGACTTCGACGCCTGGTTTCTGCCAGATATAGTCGTGGAAATAGGACGTGTCCGTGCGGGACGGGATGAGCATCACCACGACCCCCCCCGTGCCGATGATGGAGGCCGCCTTGGCGACCCACTTCTTGATCGTTCGGCCATAGGGCGGGTTGCACCAGATCTTGCGCCCGGCCCAGTCCTGCTTGAGTGCGTCCGCCTGTTCGTCCCAAAAATGGGGCGCCAGCGCGTTTTGCGCGTCTGCGGCGGCGTCAGTATCGAACGGGCCGAACTCGCGCGCCACGGACTCGAAGAACGCGCGCGGCGTGCGCCAGTCGTGGCGTTGGCTGGAAAGAAGGCAAGCGTCCATGTTTCTTGTTATGGCAGGGCTATTGTACGCCTTTTCCGCGAAAAGCAATACTTTATGCTTTCGGGGCCGTCGCGTTCCGTTCCAGCACCAGCGAGAGAAAGGTCTCCGCCTCCGTAGGAGTGAGGTTGTCCAGCGTCGCGTCCGGGCGGACCTTGGCTTTGAGTGCGCTTTCCAGGGTGGCGAGCGTGCGGATCGCCAAGGCGCTTGCGTGCAACGACGGTTCGGCCCACGCCGCGCGGATGCGGTCAACCGTGGAACCCTTGGCCGCGTCGCCCTGGGCCTTTTCCTTTTCCGCCACCTCAGCAAGCGTCTTTTCCACGGCCTGGACGCCGGACGGGTGCAAGTCGGCCTTCAAGGCGTCGGCCTGTTCCGCCGTCAGCGCGTAGGCGTTGTCGTGCCCGAACTTGCGGCGCATGGCCTTCTTGAACCAGGTTTCGCCGCCCATCGCCTTGGCGAGCGCGGACACCTGGGCTTGCGAGGCGAGCAGGGTCTCCGGCTTTTCCGTCAGCATCCCGTCGTTGCGCTCGTGGATGGCGGCCAGGGACTTGGCCTTGTCCTCGGCGGACAACGCGCCCATGTCGCGGACCTGCGTCCCGAGCGTCGCGTTCAAGAAGCGGAACAGTTCCAGCTCGTTGGCGCGGCGGTTCTCCAGGACGTTCTTCGGCAGACGCTCGTCAAGCCAGGCGGCCCATATCTCCGTGACCGTGGCGACTTCGGATTCAACCTCGGCGGCCATGTTCACGCCAACAGCGGGCGCCGCTTCATCCTCGAAAGCCTTAGCTTCCGGCTCGAAGGTCGCCTCATGCGCTATTGCCTTGGCGGCCTTGCGTCGCTTCTTGGCGTCCTCGATGGCAGCCTTGGCGTTGTCCTGGGCTTCCTCGATCTTGCCGGATTCCGCGTGCAAGAGTTCCTTTTCCGTTTCCTGGTAGTCCTCCTTGATCGGCAACCCGCCGCCCACCTCCGGGCAGAAGAAGTTACGGGCGCGGGCCAAGGCCTTCCAGCGCAGCATGTCGCGCGTGTAAAGTGTCCACGGCCCGGCCTTCCCGGCCAGCCCGGCCTTCTTGGCGTCGTCGATGGTGAACGTCTCGGAGTGTTCCCCTCGGCCTTCCTTGGACACCTTGAGCGTCGCGGTCGTTGCGGAACATTTGCCCCACGCCAGGTTGTACCCGTGCTTGACCATGAGCGACGCGGCGGCAGCTCCGAACACCGCCAGCTTGCCGTTGACGAACGCGATCCCCGTCAAAGCCTGGGTCGGCGTCAGCCCCATGTCCTTGGCGGCTTGCAGCTTCATCATCACCTGGCCGGCGTTCTCGTTGGCGGGCAGGGCGGAATTGGTCTTGAGGTAATCGACGAACTCGCGCATGGTGGCGAGCTGGTCCTTGTCGATGAACGGGACGATTTCGGAGGCCATAGCGGGGAGGTGGTAAGGGTAAATGGCTTGACTATGATATTCCTTTTTTGCGAATTGCAATACTATTTTTCGGATTGCCAGGCGGCCAGCGTCGATTGCGCCCACCTCGCTTCCAGCGGATGACCGGCTGCTTCCTCGTTCTTGGCGATGTGCAGGGCCATGCGTCCACGGTATTCCGGCGGGCACAGCGGGAGCCAGCCCTTCGCGGTGGCCTGGTCGTACTCCGACAGCGGCACGATTTCCCGGACGGCGTACCGCTCCACCCAGCGGTTGCCGATGTGGACCAATGGATTCTTGCCCGAGTTGACGGCCTCGCCTATCGCGTCGATCTGCGCGGCGGGCACGAAAACCGGGGACGACCCGTCCTTGAACGTGACCATCCCGAGCGGTTCGTACTTGGCGATTTCTTGCATGGGCTTTGTGGTTAGACGGTTTGGAAGTGGGGCGTCTTCGGGGCCTGGCGGTTCTTGAACTCCTTGGCGTCGTTGTACACCTTGGCGTGGTGGCGGTAAATCGCGGCCGGCCCGCAAACCTTGCCGCGCCAAAATTCGAGCGCGGCGGACGCCATGACGATGGCTATCGCGTAACTGTGCTGCGACATTCCGCACCTTTCCGCCTGGGCCTTGAAGTCCTTGGCCGTGAGGATGTGCCTTGCAAATCTGCGGTCGTCCTTGCGGTCGTAGGCCCACTCGTGCTTGTCGCAATGCGCCTTGATTTCCATGATCAGCCCGCCGATTGCCGGGTCTCCCGGCGCTTGCGCCGTAGTCTCGATAGAGACTTGTGATTCTGTGTTTTTATTACTGGTACTATTATTGTCCGGCATTTGCGCCGCACCCCCTCCGGCGTTTGCGCCGCACCCCACCGTTTCAAACGCCGCACCCCCGTAGATGGATTTTGCCTTGTCGGTCGGACGGATCCAAGGCGTGTTGTTATCCTCGACGCACCTTTTGAAGTACCCCTTTTCGATGAGCGCCGAAATCCTGCGCGTCAGGCTTCCGGGGGTAACACCAAGGATCGGGAGTTGCGAGGCGACGTGCGAAGAGTGGAGGCGGTAGTACCGCTCGCCCTCGAAGTCCTTAATGTCCATCTCTTCGCTTGCGATGAAATGGCGGACGAAATCGATGATCGCCGCGTCGATGATGTCGATCTCAAATCCCTGCCGCGATATGGCGAGCTGATTTATCGTGATCGTGTACTGGATATTAGGCATTCCCGAGAGATTTAATATATTTCAAATCCTCTTCAGATAGCGCAAACCATTCTCCGTTTCTTTATTTTCCATGTGCGAAAATTCACGAAATAAATCCCCCACGCTCTTCACTTCGTGGGGGATCCATACCCTTTCGGGTCGGTCGTGCGCCTTTGCCTGGTGAAGAGTGCAAGCAGGGGCGCACGAAACCGCCGCCATCCTACGCCTCCCGTTTTCAAAGTCAAGAAAACCCCGGATTTCTCCGGGGCCTTCCGCCCTTTGGTTCCCCCGTGCTTGCGCGAGCGGGAGCCCTTACCCATAGGCAAGGCCACTATATCCCGACGTGGGCGGGCGTCAACTACCGCCGCAAGACGCCGTTTTGGTAGATCCAGTCCGCGTCCTTCGAGAGCTGCCGCCGGATCTTGTGCTTGAACTCGTCGCGCAGGGCGGTGCCGTTGATGTCCAGCAACCGCTCTATCTGCTCGTGCGGCAGGCGGTTGTCTAAAATCTGATGCAATGCCACGTGGACGTTGTGCGTCAGTCGGACGATGTTATCCGGCAGGGAAGTCCCGCCGCGCGACGTGGGGCAGATGTGGTGTCGGGAAAAACGGTGGGCCATGCTGGAAGGGGTTAGGAACCTTCTTGGGGGAACGGCGGCACTTCGTCCCATTCCGGGAGTTCCCGCGCGTCCTGGGCCGTCCTGGCGACTAACCGCAGCGCTTCCCAGCGGGCGCGGCCGGCTTCGTAGGCGGCGCGGGTGAATTCCATTAGGCGGGCAGGAATATGTACCAGCTCGGCATTACTTGCCCGTTCTGCACCTTCTGCGCGAAGTCGTCCAGCTGGTAGGCGTTGCGCTTGCCCATCGTCTTGGGGTATCCGTCCAGGACGTAATCGAGCATGTCCCGGTTCGTCGCGTAGCAGCAGGAATGCCCGTAGACGCCATTTCCAGCGGGCTTGGCGTCGTCCTGGATGATCCCGTCGTCCAGGAGGTCGCCCAGCAGGTCCGCGCTCGCGTAGCGCCCGATCTGCACCATCCAGCCGGAATACAGGGCGCGGTAAAAAGCCTGGTGCGTCGCGTCGTCCTGGTCGAACCTCGGGCACTTGCCCCGGTAACTGGCCACCTTGCGGTCGGTAAATGCGGCGTTCCACGCGCGGCGGGCGTAGTCCACGCAGTCCGCGAACCTGGCGCCCATCCCCGGCGTCACCTTGCCGTCGCGCAGCATTGCGGCCCAGCCGTCGCGCCAAGCATTCAAGGCCACGGGCTTATCCTCGGCGGACAAGGGAAAGGCGTCCGCGCAGCAGCGGAACGCGGAATTGTACCCGCAGGAAACGTTGCCGTGCGGGGATAGGTCGGTCTGCTGCAACAGGACGTGGGCGCGCTGCTGGGATAGCGTCACGCCGTCGCGCTTGCCGATCTTTTCCACCTGGGCGTCGATGATTCGGTCCGTGTCGTTGACCGCGTAGAGGGTGCCGCAAATGATTTCGGAAGGCATGTCGTGGCGGTTAGGCGGCGCCGTTCGGACCCCGGTACTGGTCATCCGGGTCCGGGAGGGAGTAGCCCGAGAAAGCGTGTGCGTTGCCGATGACCTTATGGCCGATTTCGCCTTCCGCCGTGACGATGGAAACGGCGTCCTTCACGGTGACCGTGATGCGGTCCGTCTTTCGCTTCCCGAGGGCGCGCATGGCGCGGCGTTCGCAAGCCTTCCTGAAATGCTCGAAATTGGCGAGCTGGCCGTCAACGGAGTTCCAATGATACGCCACGTCCTCCACGACTTCGGCCATTTCCGGCCAGGTGAGGCCGGGGTTCGCGGCTTTGATATTCGCCAGCACGACGTATTCCGTCAGCTTGGCGATGCCGATGCGGTGGCGATGGAGGTAATCGGCGGAAACGGGCGGGCAATCGCGCTCGTCCGGGGTGGTCTTGATGAGGTCCATAGGGAGGGGGTAAGGGTTACCCGCGCATCCTACGCTATCGAAGTTGCCCGTCAAGGGCTTGCGACGTGCGCGCCGCCGTGGCGCCTTGCAGGGAAAGGCGGCACAGGGTATCCGGGTCGCGCACGCCGTCGGCCCACGCCTGCGCGAAAGCCGCGGCATATCCGTCGCGCTCCCACGCCTGCCAATCCGCCGCGCACCTCGCCACGAACGCCCGCACCCCGGCTTCCGCCTGCCTCCGGGCCACCCGCTCGAACGTGTCCACTTGGGCGCGCTGGCGGGCGGGGAAGCTGTCGGAGTAGGTCTTCACTATTTTTGCTGGATCAGGTAGGTCTTCACGTCCTGCCGCAGCTCGGTCATCCCCTTGCTGAGCGCGTCCAGCTTGATGGGCGTGGTGATGATGGCCTCGTTGGCCTTCTCTTTCCACGCCTCAAGCTGCGAAATCCTTTCGTCCTGGCGAACGTCCTTGCTTTCCAGGTTGCCGATCCTTGAGAATCCGGCGTAAGCCCATGTGACCGTGGCGGCGGTGATCGTGACGGCGCCGACTATCATGGTGACCGTCTTTCCCAATTTCACTCCGCCCTCAAGTACGTCCTGCATGGTCATTTGGTGTTTGGTTTCAATGTATCGGTCTCGGCGGAAATTTCAAGCTATGCCGCAAACACGTCTCCAGCGGTTGCGCGTGACGAGATCGGAGCGTCCACGCGCGCCAGCTCCGTCGCCAGTTCAGTACGCACGGCGTCCGCCACCTGTTCCGCCGTGGGCGCGGACTGCGCGGAGATGGCCGCGAGGATTTCGGAGTTGTCTGCGGGGTCGGCCGTGAGGTTGTCGGTCTTGGCCTTGATGGCCGCCACGGAGGCGTTGTCCGGGGCCACGGCGTTGCGGCTGGAAACCGTCGCGTCGATCCGGGCAAGCTCGGTCGCCAGCTCGGAACGGACGGCGGAGGCGTTGGCGGCGGCACTCGGTGCGGACGGGATGGCCGCGATGGCCGCCTCGACGGCGGACTGGTCGGCCGGGTCGGCCGGGAGGCGCGCGTCGATGGCCGCGATGCCCACGTTGTCCGGGGCGACGTAACTTCCGGCCTGGAGCGGTGAACCCAAGGCCGTGACGCTGGCCTGGCTGGCTTTCGCGGCGACGGTGGACTCCTTGGCCAAGACCGTGGACGCCTCGATCTGCGCCAGGGTCGGGCGCGCGGCCACGGTCGTCTCGTTGGCCGGGGACGCGGGCAAGTTGTCCGTCTTGGCCTTGACCGCCTGGACGGAGGATTCCAGGGCGAGGGAAGGCGTGGCCGAGGGGGCCGCGGCCGAACCGTCGATCCCCAAGCGGTGCCGGATGTGCTGGCGTTCCGTGGCCGTCCAGTCGGCCGTTCCGCCGCCTCCCGCCGGGGCTTCTTCGAGGGCCTTGGCCGTGAAGCGGTCGCCGCCCACGTCCTCGATCAGCCCGTCAATCGTGGAGCTTGCGCGCGTGGAAACGGCCACGTCGATGCGGTTCATTTCCGTGGACAGTTCCTCGCGCACCCACGTCTTAATCTGCGATTCGGACGGGGCGACGCCGCCCGTCGAGGTTGTGAGAACTTTGCCGCCGGAGAACATGGTGATGCCGCCGCCGCCGGAGGTGGGATTGACCACGGGCAGCGTCGAGGTGGAGTTCACCACGTTAATCTCATCGGCCTGCTTCGCGGTGCGGTTGGTCACGTTGTCGAGCAGGAGCGTGCCGATGGAGAGGTTGGCGGCGTCGGTGGCAGAGACCTGCGTGAACACGGCGCGCCTTCCGGTCGTGTTCCAGATGTCGTATTTGTCCCAGAGGAAAAGCCGGTGCGCGAACCACGAATTGTCGTCGTCGTCGAGGTCGATCTGGAGATTGCCCATGTCGCGGATGAAGTCGCCGGAAGCATCGACGGCTGCGCCGGTAACGGAGTAGGTGGCGTAGTAGGCTGCGTAAGTGGTGCACGTCTCCTGCTCAAGATTCACGCTCCAGCCGGTCGCGCCAGCTGTGACGGTCGCGCGGGCCTTCTTGGTCGCGCTGGTTCCATCGGCAGCCACCCAGACGTGGTAAATGCGGATGGTGTCGCCGGTGGTGTAGTCGCTGCCTTCGACGTAGGTGTTGGTGTAGGGAGCAGATGCCACCTTGGTATCGAGCAAGGTGGTGTTGGCCGTCTCGTTGAAAACGATGACGCGGGTGTTGGCGGCAAAGCCCGTTATCGAGACGTTGTTGTAAATGATGGGGTTGGTGACGGTGATGGTGCCGCCGGTGTTGTTCGCGGTGGTGGTCGTCGTGCCGGTTGGCACCTGAACCGTGATCGCGTGGGCGGAGGTGTTGCGCAGGTCGAGAGTGCCGCCGTGCGTGCCGGTGACGATGTAGGTGCCGGGAGCGGTCGGGGTGAGGCTGGCGACTAGCGTGCCAGTGGAACTGAAAACGTAGCTGCCCGCCGCGCCGAGGTTGAGGGTGCCGCCCGCGAAAGTCGGCACGTCAGTCGAGACAGAGAGCGTGCCGCCGGTGTAGGTGTAAGACCCGCCCGTGGTGAGCGTGCCGGAGGTGGTGCCGGTGGCTGAGATCGTGCCCGCGAACGTGGTCGATGCGGTGAGGTTGCCGAGCACGTTGAGGTTGGACGGCGAGCCGGTGACGAACTGGTTGAGTCGATTGCCGACGCCGTAGGCTGCGGCCCAGTCGTAGAGTTCCTGCGCGGTGCGGGTGCCGGAAATGGTGAGTGTGCCGCCGCTCCATGCGAGGCCGGTGTAGCCGGAGGCGGTGGCGAAATTGGCGACGACGTTTGGGTCGGTGACGTAAAACGGAGAGCCAGGGTTATAGAACGAGCCGTAGTGCCAGACCCAATCCGTCCACGGTGGGATTGCCACGCCGTCCAGCCAATAGTCGCCAGTGGTGGAGGCGGATTTGCCGGAGACGGTGAGCGTGAGGCTGCCGGTGCTCGTCGGGGTGATACTCAGGCTGAACTCGTGCCATGCGTCAGCCGTTGCCGGTGCGGTGAAGTTGGCAGTGGTGCCGCCGAGGCCGGAGAGGGAGACGGTGGGCGGCGTGCCGGTGCCGTAGGTGGAGTCGAAGCGGAGGAATCCCTTGACGGTGTAGGTGGTGCCAGCCTGTGCGCCTGCGAGGGAGTAGGTCTCGCCGTGGGCGGTGTTGGCGATGAGCGGAAAAAACGACACGGACGAACGCCCGCGATTGATCGTGCTGTTGTCGCGCACGATGTTGCCCGTGCGGTACATGGTCCGTTGCTGGGTGCTGTCGTTGTTGTAGTTGATGAACCGCAACGCGCAGTTAGTGAAGTCGGCGGTGAAGTTGGTGGTCTGGTTTTCGATGGTCGGAGCGGTGTTGAACACGCAGTCTTGGAACAGGTGCAGGTGCTTAAAGAAACCGTTTGCCGAATAGGTGAACGACTGCGCGCTTCCGGTTCCGCCGCCATAGGTCGGGTGGGTGACGCCGAAGTAGCACCGGCGGAACAGGTAGCCGTTGTTCGATTGGGCGGTGATGTAGGCGCGGCAGGATCCGAAAAAACAATCCTCGTAGATGGACCCGCCAGAAGCGCCGAATACGATGTACGGCGCGTTGGTGTAGCCGCCGGTGTAGATGCAGCGACGGTAAAGACCGCCGCAGTCGGCGGTGCCGAAGCTGGTGGTTGTGGCCTGCCCAGCAGCGAAGTGACAATCCTCAACGGTGTAGTCGATGGCCCCAGAGTACGGCA